CGCTGCAGCGAGATGACGTCAGTGACTTCGACGCCTTCCTCGGCCAGAACCTTGACCTTGCGCGCGAGCTCGGTCGCGAGCGCCTGCGCGAAGTCTGATTCCACGTACGCGCGGATGACGTTGACCGGGTTCGGGAACCAGCGCACGACGGCGACTGGTTCGGGTGTCTCGGGTTCACGTTTGCGAGCGGTTGCAGTGGCCATCTAAATCGACTCCGAAACAAATTGGCCAGCCGCCGTTCGGCGTCTCAGCCTGTTCTCAATGCGGGCGTGTTCTTCTTGGGACGGTAGGACCTGCAGGTTCTCAGGTCTGTCGTCGGACGGGTCGCCGTTGATATGATGAACGACTTCGCCGTCTCGCAACTGGCGACCGAGCATTTCGATCGCGACGAGCCGGTACCGAAGCGCATAGGCGCCGCCGCAGTGCTTGGCTTCTGGATGTCCCGGGCAATAGACGAGGACGCGCCCGTCTTCCATCACGTGCCGGCCGCCCTTCCAGTTCGGATTGTTCACACCGCGCTGACGCTGGCCGCGCGCCAGTGCCGACGCTCGAAGGTTCGCGAGGTGCTGCGCCGAAAAGACGCGCGTTCGTGGCATCTCAGGCCGCCAGGTCCTCGGCGGTCACGATGCCGCCGTGTTCGTTGCGAATGTGCCAGGCCGCCGTGAGCACCTGGACACGGGAGTAGTCGCGCGGGTCCGTGTATTCGTGGAATCGGAACGTGCCGTCTTTGCGCAGCCGAATCGAGGCGCGCCGCCACCGATCGAATCGCTGCAACACTTCGGCGAGCTTCGGATCCTCGGCAGCCCATTCGAAGGCCATACCGAGATAGCCAGCGGTCTGAAAATGTTTCGCGCACGCGACAGGGTCCCCAGTGGCGTAGTCCAACAGCCAGCCTTGCCCGTCGCTCTCGCACAGTAGATCGAGGGTTCCTGTCAGCCGATGCTTGCGCGACGCGACGCGGTGCTCGCACAGCAGCGGGACAATGCGCCGCTCGAGCCGGCAGGCCAGCCAGCCATCCAGGTAGCCACGATGCGCGTCGTTCAGCGAATCTAAGTCGAGGTCGTCCTCGTTCGCGAAATGGCACGCGGAGTGGACCGCCGTCCCACGCGCTCGCGCCGCCTCGAGGATGAAAGCCGGAACGCCGTCGAAACGAATCAGGCCCGAGTCACGCAGGACCTGCGTCATCGAGGGGGTCAACTGCCCATCGAGAAAATACTCGTGGTTACCGTCCTGGCCATTGAAAAGCAGCGCCATCGCCGGGTCCTACTGTTCGAACAGCTCGCCGGCCGCCGCGTCGTTGTTGCCTTCGTAAATAGACAGGCGCACGAGCACGCGCGTCTTCGATTTCGGATCGCCGTCCTCGTTGCGCACGGCCAGGACGCACGCGTGATCCGTACCTTCGAATGACGCCGCTTCCTTGTAGACCGCTTCGTCGCGCGTCAGGAACTTGAACTCGCGGCCCGTCGAGGCCTTAGCCGTGATTTCGTAGTACGGCTCGATGCCCTTCGGTTTGACGAACGATGTGTTTGTGATCTTCAGACCGCGCAGCAGCTCGTCGATCTGGTCGTCGTTGGCGGGTGCCGGCGGCGTGCTGGGAGTCGCCGCCGGCGGCTGGGAAGTGGAGTGCGGTGGAGTGGCTGCCTTGGCTTCGCTGGCCCGGCGTGGCTGCTGCGGTTCGGGCCGTGCTGTCGCGTCGATCGCTTCCTCGGGCGGAACGTCGTGGAGCTCTTCGGCGGTCTTCACGCCGCGCATCAGATCCGGGAACGCGTCGCGCCCGGCGAACCCGCGCGCGCGCATGGCGAGCATCCGGTCGGGATAGCTACTCCACGGCCCCTGCTTACCCATCAGGCCGGCCTTGGACGCCTGGCCAACAGAGAACCGCCGCGTGACTGGAGTCTGCTTCCCGCGCCGCCAGAACGTGCACACGGCCGTCGTGGACGCCTTCTTGAGGTCGTCGACCGTCAGGCCGTCGACGCGCACGCCGTCGACCTCGTAGTACTCATCGTGGTCGGTGTAGAGCGGCGACGACATGATCAGCGCCATGAACCCGTCGCCGAAGATCCCCGGGCGGCCATTGATCACGGCGATCGACTGCAGCGACTGCATCGGTGCGAACCCGAGCTCCATGCCGTACTGGATGGCGACCAGGATGTCATTCGGCCGGTTCTGATACGCCTTCGGCACGAGCTCGGACTTCGACATAAACGTCGCCATCCGCCAGGCCTCGTCGAGCGAGTGCGGCGCCAGGCCCATCTTGATCGCGACCTTGGCGTCGGCTCCGGTGACGGCTGGCGCAGCTGTTGACGCCGGCGCGAGCGCCTGCGTCTGGTCCTGTGGCTGCTCGGTTGCGATCGGTTCTTTCGTCTGCGTGGCTGGCGGCATTTCAGTTTCTCCTGGGGTCGAACATGACAACGTTGTCGATGGGTGCGGCGGCGCCGACCCGTGTGCGCGCGAGCGCGTCCAGAATTTGGCGCTGCCGTTCTTCAGAGACCGGCTGGACGTTGCGCAGGATGTCCTCGGCGAGCTGGCGCCGGCGGCGCGCTTCGAACGGATCCCACGTGCCGCGGAACGGCCACACGAACCGGATCGTCAGCGGCGTTCGGGCGCCGAGCACGATGCCGACGTAGGCCAGGAGTGCGACGACCGCAACGACCGCGGCGAGCAGGGCGAAGGTGTAGATCGCGATGACCTTCATTGACCGGCCCTCCCGCCAGGGAACTTATGATCCGGTGGCTGCTGATCCAACCCCTTCGTCCAATGCGGCGCCGTCCAGCGGCCGATGAAAAACCCGATGAACGCGGTGACGAGAGCGATGAGAAGGCAGGTCATCGGCCGACTCCTTCCAGCCACGCGCGCACGACGACTGGACTGCCCCATGCCATGTAGGTGACGTCGTTGACGAGAAAGCGAACGATGTTCACCAGTCCGGCCAGCGACGCCTCGTCGCCACGGGCCACGGCCTCTGACAGGTCGTTGGTCAGCACCGCCAGGAGGAAGCTTCCAGTCGGAATTCGATGCACCAGATAGCGCATCAACCCTTCGCGCAGCTGCTCCGGCACGCCGTGCTTGGCCATCCGTTCGAGGTAGTGCGACTCGTTGACGATCTGCTCGGCGGTTGCGTGAGGATTCATCACGGTCGACCCTCAACGCGAGCAATGGCCTCACGTGCAGCGCTCAGCACGTCGAGCGGCTCGTAGTCGCAATTGCCGTAGACGATTCCGTCGGCGTCGATGACATCGACGGCTCGCTTGAGCACGGCCAGTAGCTCATTCCGCTGCGCTCGCAGCGAATCGATCAGTTCCAGTGCTTGATCGACAGCCCGTTCCAGCCCGCCTACGTCAACGAAGTGTTCTGCTGTAGACTGTTTCGTGTTCGGCATGTTCAGCGGCGCCTTTATCGCCGCGTCCGTGCTGGTGGCCGACGTTCACGCGTCGGCCGTTTTTATTTGTGGGGCCGCCATTGCCTGGTCAGCCAGTCCCGAGGAAATTCCCGAGACGCTGGCAGCTGCGAGTAATCCCTCTCGACAGAGGCGCCCACAGGCGGCCCAACCTCGCTACGCCGATTTCTTCTGGCGTTCCGCAACCGCCAATAAATCCCGCGGGTCGATCAACACCGATCGCCCGACCTTCGTCGTCGGCACCTTCCATCGGCGCACGAACGAGCGCACCGCATCGATCGATGGGAAGTTCGGGAATCGCTGGACGATCTGTTCTGTGGTCAGCAGCTCGCGCTTATTGACGTCAAGCAGCTGCCTGAGCTTTCCGCGTGGATCGAGCGGTGGCACTTACGCGGCCCCAACTTTCTTCGCCAGCACGCCGACGAGGCCGCGCACGAGATCGCGGACGGCGCTCTCTTGATCCGGCGCCGGCGTGACGACGACGTGACCGAACGCCTCCGCCTGCAGCTGCCGATAGCGCGCCTCGACGTCGTCGGGCAGCGCGATTTCGAATTCGTGCGACATCGGCTTGTCGCCCTGCAGCACTTTGTGGATGTAGGCGCGGCCCTTCCCCATCGCGGATTCCATGGCGTCGAGCGTGTAGTTGCAGTCCGCGACCGCTCGACGCAGCAGCGCGAGGTCTTGGTCGACGTCCGTCGACCTCGTCTGAGAACGTCGGTCGATACTCATCACTTCCGTCGGTGGAAGGCTGAGCTGATGCTTGGACCGTGCAGTGCTCACGAGGCCACCGCCTCTCGCGCCGGGAACAGATCCTCGATCGAGCAGCCGAAGAACCGAGACAGACTGCGGGCAGTTTCGAGCGGGAGCTTGCTGTAGTTACCGTTGGCTATTTCCGTGACGTGTGATTGGCTGGAGTCAATTGCATCCGCTACTTGTTCTTGCGTCACGCCGGCGAGTTCGATCGCTTTTTTTAATCGATTCGGACCGGACGCCTTGTGGCCACGTAGCGCGGCGAGTTGTTTGCGAGTCAACATCACCACGAGACTATACCCAACAGTGATATTCCTGTCAACGATGTTTTATGCGTAACAGTAATACTACCGTAAAGCTTGCAACCTCAGACGTTTACGCTTCTATTCCCGCTGGGTATACTCCGCGCGTGCCCATCGGGAAGAACATTCGCGCTTTGCGACGCAAGGCGGACATCAGTCAGACCGACCTCGGCAAAGTCGTCGGCGTGAAGCAGGGCGCCGTATCGAAATGGGAGAGCGATGAGAGCGAGCCGGACGCTTCCGACCTGCCGGCGCTCGCGCTGGCACTAAACGTATCGCTCGATGACCTAATGCAAGGCGTTGACGCTCAATACGATAAAGCTCGTGACCTATCCGATCACGCCACGAAGGTAAAACGGCCTCCCCACAACCAAGGAGAGTCCGATGCCCAGACGGACGGCGACGATCGTGAGGTTCGAGAACTACGTGAGCAGGTCGAAGGCTATAAGCGGCTGCTCGGCCAGGTCGAAAATGCGGCAAGTACGCTTGCCTCTGTCATCGCCGCTGGTAACAAAATCGGAACGGCTGGAGCGACTGAATCCAAAACTCGCCGCCGTCATCGAAAGACTGGTTGATGACATGCTCGATGAAATCGAAGGGAGACGACCGTGAGACGAATGATCGTTTTGTTCCTCGCGTTCGCAGCGGCATCGTGCGGCGGCGGAAAATCGCCAAGCTCGCCGTCGTCAGCGCCGCCCGCCACGTCGACACGAATCATTTCGGTCTCCGGCGACCTTGCCTTCGGCAATGTGAACATCGGTGAGAACGCGACGCGCACTTTCACCATCGCCAATGGAGGCAACGCCGCGCTGACGTTTACTTCACTAACGGCTTCGACTGGTACTGGGAGCACTGGCTTCGCGGCGACTCCAACCAGCGGCACGGTGCAGCCTGGATCGTCGTTACCGGTGACCCTGCGATTCACGCCAACGGTCGCTCAGTACTATTCACATGTCCTCAGCGTCGTTGGTGATCAGACAGGTGGCAACCCAGCGATCAATGTATCCGGATTCGGGATCGATAACTCGCCGCTATTCATAAGATCTGGCGTCGGCGACAACGTCTTTGACATTCCCACGAAGGTAAAAAGGATTCGCATCGACGCGACGTACTCCGGCTCCTGCCAGAACTTCATTGTGCGCATCAGCACGAGCACGACGAGTCTCGTCAACGTCATCATCGGGACCTGTTCGGTCGCCGATACCAGGAGCCCGTTCAGTGGCACGTACGCCATCAATAGCGGTGGAACCGTCACGATCACAAGTTCGACAGGTGTGGCGTGGACCTTCACAGAAGTGCGATGACGCTGACAATCAAGCGGAGGCGGTTGGCGGCTCTCCTCCGGCGCCGGCGAGCTCGAGAGGCCGCGCTGCGCGCGAAAGGCGTCGCGGTCTTGAAGGACCGCGCTCCGAAGGCGAGGAAAGCATGAGCACGTCGCCGAAGAACCAGGACGCGCTGCGCGCAGACGCCAAGCCGCGGCCGCCGCGCCAGCCCGTCGCGGGCGAGCTGCTGTTCGAGTTCTATGTCGAGCGTGCGAAAAAGTTCTGGCGGGCAGAGCTCCGCGACCGTGGCGAATGGGGCGTGGAGGCGCAGCTACTTGAGGACCTCGAGCTTCGGTGGGCTCAGATGTTTCGGCCGGTCAGTGACGGCGATCGCACACTGCCGGCGCGCGACATCGCGATTCGTTGGGCCGAGGAAACGCGCGATTACATTATCCGCGGCGGCGATCCTATTGAGATGTCCCTTTTAACCGATGATTGAACCAGGCGATCGTTCGCGGTACTATGCGATGAACGCGGACGGCGCTTTAACCCAGGAGGCCTGCCGGGATGCGCAGACAGACCGACCGGGATCCTTACCGCGGCCGCGACCCACGGAAGATTCCCGCCTACACCGTTTTCGACGCTGCTCGCTACCTCCGGCTGCCGGAAAACACAATCCGGAACTGGGCGTACGGGTACGCCTATCCGACGCGCGACGGCAGTCGACGCAAGACGAAGCCGCTGATCGAAGCCGAAGCAAGCGCACGGCACGATTTTTCGTTCCTCAATCTGATCGAGCTCTATGTCTTGAGCGCCCTGCGTCGCGAGCACGAGGTGCAGATGCCGAAAATTCGCGCCGCGATCGAATACCTCAAGGGAAAGATGGATTCGCCACGCCCGCTAATCGACGAAGATTTCCAGACCGACGGCGTCAACTTGTTCGTCGAACGGATCGGGTCGTTGATCAACGTGTCGGCGCACGGCCAGCTGGCTATGAAAGTCCTGCTCGTCGAGCATCTCAAGCGGATCGACCGAGACGAACACGGCGTGCCGGTCCGACTGTTCCCATTTACCTGGGCGCGCAGTGAACAGAAGGATCCCGCGCGCGTCGCCGCGGCGCCGCGCATTATCACGATGGATCCGGCCGTCGCCTTCGGCCGACCAATCATCAGCGGTTCGCGCGTCCCGACGACTGAGATTTTCCAACGCTTCAATGCCGGCGAGTCCTTGGAAGAGCTCGCGAGCGACTTCGGGCGACAGCTCGCGGAGATCCAGGAAGCGCTCCGCTGCGAGTCGGCGGCAACGGCGGCGTAAACCTCCCACTTTTTACATCGACGAGTGTGTCGGCCGCGCCGCCGGCGAAGCGCTCGCCGCAGACGGTCACGACATCCGCTCGTATGCTGACCACTACGCCGGACGGCCGGATGTCGAGTGGCTTCCGGCGATCGGCGCCGCTGGATGGGTCTTAATCACGAAAGATAAGGCTATCCGCAAGAATCAACTCGAGGTCCAGGCCATTGTGAACGCCGGCGTTCGGGCGTTTGTGATCACTGCTCAAGGCCTGCACCGCGACGAACAGATTGCGCTGCTGCGCCGTGTTATGAGGAAGGTGCTCCGAATCTGCCACCAACGGGGCACATTCATCTACACGATTACACGGTCTGGAACAGTCACGCTGATGCCGAATTCAACACTGCGACGACGTGCTCGAGGACGGCGAGCATGACGCGTGAGAAGCTGCCGACGGGCATCGAGCGCACGCCATTCGGCTTTCGCGCCTGGCAATGGGCGAGCGGTCGCAACCGGAGTAAGCGGTTCAAGCGCGACGCGACGATCAAGGCGATGCAGGACTGGCAGGAAGACGTCCGCGTCGCGTCGCGCACGAAGACGATCATCACTGAGGCGCGCCAGCTCTCTGGGTTCGCCGCCGATGTCGTCACCTACCTCGAGGCGGTCAAGACGATGACCTCCTATCGCGATCGCATCCGTGACATGCAGGCCTGGCTCGAGCGCTTCGGTGACGAACCAACGAAGTCGATTACGTCCCTACAGATCCGGATCGCCCGCGACGCCTGGCTGACCAAGGGACCGAAGCACATTCAGCGCAAGGATCCAAAAACCGGTAAGCGCGTATGGGTCGCGGTCGAGCGCCCGCTCTCCGCATCGTCGGTCAACCATCGACTGCGCGCGCTCGAGAACTTCTTCACGGTGATGGATCCGAAAGGTGACAACCCCGTCCGCGAGGTCGACGAGGCTGACGAGCCCACGCTGCAGCCAAAGGGTCAGACGTTCGCGCTCGGGTACGAAGTGCTGTCGTTCATGACCGATCGGACCGCGCCAAAGAAAGGCGGGACGCACGAACCCGGGTCGCTCAGCCGGATCCGCTTCGAAACGATGCTCGTGACCGGCCTGACGCCGAAGCAGATTGGGATGCTCGATGAGCAGTACGTCGACTGGAGTGTGCCCAGCTTCATCCCGCCACGGCGTTCGAAAGGGCGTCGCTCGCGGCGAGCTCGGGCCCGGCAGCAGCCGCGCGCGCGATCGCTGATGCCGGCGGCGCTGCCGGTCCTGAAACAGTTCTTCGCAATGAAGGCGAACAAGTCCTTCTCGCAGACGTCGCTCGGGCGATCGGTGAAGCGCGCGATCCGCGCCGCCAACCGCGCCAGGGCGAAAAAGAACTTGCCGGCAATCCCCGTGACGCTCACGCCGTACGAGCTCACACGACACACCTTCGGCACGGAGATCTACCGACAGACGAAGAATCTGAAAGTCGTGCAGGAGCTGCTCGGCCATGCCGACATCCGGCAGTCTGAGCGCTACGCGCTCGCCGCGGTGCAGGAGCACCAGGTCGCGGCGGTCAGCCAGTTGTCGAAGATCGCCGGCAAGGCTCGGCTGACGATGAAGAGGGGCGAAACCTCACCACGGATTTCACCACGCCGCAAAAGGTCTCGCAAATCACGTCGTCGCACGCCGCCTCCGGAGCCGTAGGCCGCAGGTTCGAATCCTGCCGGGCGCACCACTTTCCTAGCAAATTTACAAAGTCGCAACCGTAACGACCGGTCGGGAGTGGTCGTTTGGAGTGGCGAAACCTCACCACTCCTCACCACAAAGTAGCTGAGCGGGACGAGCCGCGATCGACAAGCAGGCAGCCCCAGCTACCAATCCGAACGATCGCGCTCGTCCGCGCTTCAGGTTCTACGTGCCAGGATTCGGATCAGCCGCCGAAGCCGCAGCGCCAATCGCCTGAATCTTCGCGTCCAGTTCATCCAATTGCGCCTGCGTGACTGCGCCAGGACCGTTCGCGACCAACTGGCCCACTTCCTTGATCAACTCGTCGACTGCCGCTTTCGTGGCATCGAGATCCGCTGAGACTTCGTCAAACTTTTTCGCCATCGCTGCTCCTTGTTTGAGTAACTGATCGAGCTTTTTGTTGACTTGGTCTAACCCTTCACGCTGAATGTAAATGTACCAGGGACGCACGGTTAGGCTTTCGGGTGCGCTGCGTCCCAGGCATCGTCTTTCGCGAGCGAGAGAATGTAGACCTGGTTGAACGTTGCAATCACCTCGTCGCTGGTCGGCTCGGGTAAATCCGGATTGGTCTTTTTGAACAGTTCCTTGAACGCCGCGATGACCGTCGGCAATTCAGCGATCGCTAATTGGATCAACGGATTCACGATTGCACCGCCTTCAGCACATTGCGAATGAGTTCGATGTAGGCCGCGAGCTGGCCCTTGTCATGGGCGACGAGGTTTCGCACGAGCTGGTCAAGCGAACTGTTGACCGTCGCGCGCCAGCCTTCCTTGGCATCGTGCACGACGGTAATCGCTGACCGATGGAACGCGACGACTTGCCGGGTGGTATCGGTCGAGACTTGCGGCGGGACGACGTTGTTCGCATCGATCGCCACGTCTCGAATCAGGTCCAGCGTCTTGATGACTTTCGTGCCTTCCCAGGCGATGACCGCTGGCGGGATGAGATTGGGCGGCCGGTGGTCGGCACCACACCCGGCGACAAACAACAGACAGACGAGTAGCAGATACTTCATGGGTTCTCCTTTAGACGGACCCGCTGGCGAGCGGGAATTTCTGTTCTAGTCGACCGAAAATCGTGACGCAATCCTTGATCAGCCCAACCGTCGCACCGGCCACGGACAATCCGGCACACTTCAGCAGCAAGTCGAGAAAGTCCGGCGCGGTAATCACGCCCGTGGCCATTGCTCCAGTCAAAATGCCGACTAAGGCCGTGAGGAAACTGTTCATGAATCGAATGAACACTGCGAGCAGTGGACCGATCACGTACGTCTTGATGTCGGGGTTGTGCTCGCCAGGAGTCGTCGCGACGGTGCCAGTCGGCAACTTGCTCCCGTCTCCTGTCCCGATCACCGTCACCGAAATGGGTTCCACCGGTCGACTTTCGGTAACCTTGTCGTCAGCCATTCATGTCTCCTTCCGAGACAACGGGCCGCCCCGAAATAGGTGCCAGCCGAGTAGACCGAGTAACCCGACGCCGACCCACTTGATCCAGTTCTTCGCGTCCTGCGTCCACTGACTGATCCGCGGATAGCCGTGAGGATTCGCCCACAGCTCGTAGAACAGGAGCACGAGCATCAACGCCACCGTGACGACGATCGCCGGCCACACGATCGGCCATCGCGGCGGATCGACCGTCACCGGTTCGGCCATCAGAGGCAGCGCACGCGAGGGCAGCGCCATGCACTGGTTCACTTGATAATCCCCTTGCTCGGCGGACCAGGCACCCGATTGAACTTGTTCAGACTGACCGTGTTCGCACTCACAGCCGTCCCTGCTCGCGCACGCAGATGCACGGTATAGCCGACCCCGAACGTGATGGGCTGCACACTGATCGTCGCCGTGCAGGTGTTCGTCGCGTCGGGTGCAGGCTTCCCGAGATCAAGCGTCTGAATCACCACGCCGGTTGGCGACACGATGTCTGCGCTGTAGCCGTCAATCGTGGCGTGGTCCGTTGACGGCGTCCACGTAAGCCCGGTCGGGTTATTCACATCTGGTGGAACCGTCTGCGCGGCGACCGGAACCGCGAGCAAGAGCAGAACAAACGCGATCAGATATTTCATAATGCTGTCCCGTCTGGGCGCCGAGCCCCATTGCCGTAGCCGGCCGGCGCGAGCGGACCAGGCGTGCAGGCCATCTCATAGCCGCGCAGATCGCCCGTGTCCTCGTCCGCGAGGCGGCCGTCGTCGAGCGTCTCGTTGTTGAATTGCTTCGTCGCGATGACTTCGAAGGGCACCCAGGCGACGGTTCGCGGCAAGCCCCACAGCCCGCCTTGAATCAGCCGCACACTGACGTCATTCCCGCGCGCCTGCATCATCCCTGCGGACCAGTGCGAGCGGTACTGATAGAGCAGCGTCTCCACGCCGACGGCGAGGTTCGCTTGCCAGAACGCCGGCCCGTGCCCTTCGCCGTTCGGTCCGAAGTCGGCGTAGCCCTCTTGCAGATGGACGCACCAGCGGATCGATGGATACGTCCGCGCGTCGAGGTCAATCGTGGTGCGCAGATGTTCCGGCGAGTAGAAGAGGCTCGCTTCCCACGCATGCGACGCCCAGCGAATCCCGTCGATCTTCAGTAATTCATGAATCAGCGTGTAGACGTTCGTTGGGTCAGGATTGTGACCGTCGAAGTCTTTCGAGCGCAGGAAATGACAGGGCTCGAGCCCGGCCTGCTGAATCCGCTTCGTGTCGTCCACGTACTGCGCGATCGACACGCCCCACGACCGCGCATCCGGCCACGACAGCCACCAGTGCTTGTAGCCATACGACCCGTACGTCGCGAGGCCCGTGTTCTGCCAATCGCGCGGGTACTGCTGGAACAGGTACGTGAGCATCCGCTCTCGAGCGGCGCCAGACGCCCCTGCCGGAATCGACGGCAGCCCTCGCAGCGTCAGGCCCCACAAGTTCGCCCGGTGATAGTTCGGGTCACCAAGCGCCGGGATCGCGCCGCTCAGGCTCGTATGGACCGGCAGCGGTGCGCCGGTGTCTGGGTCTGTCGTGTCGTGATCGAACGGCGGCAGGGGCGGTCGTTGAACGACCGGAGGTCCCGGCCGCCTTACACGAAAGGGACGCAGGGCTCCAGATGCACGTCCTGCGGATTCCCGCCCTGACCGCCGATCCGGATCGTCACGTTGATCTGATCAGGAATCGACACCGCGCTCTCGTAGAACTGGCACCCGCCGGTCATCCGGACCTGGCCGGCGAACGGCGTTTGCACCTTCTTGAACAGCGCGTACCCGTCCTTGTTCGTGATGTCGAACAGAAACCCGCCAGGCACTTGATCCGATCGCAGGTACGCGGCACACCCGACGACCGGATGTCCGGCCGCGTCGAACGTGACGATTGCAACGTCGCTGACCATTCGTCTACTCCCTAGCGCATCGCGCCAATTGCTCACGTTTTTTCTCGTTCAGCCGCACAAAGCAAAAGGCCGCCACTCACCACGCGGTTAGCGTGATCAGCAGCGGCCCTTCGCTCTGCGGCTCTTGTGGACTCGACTACATCGCGCGAGCCTGCGCGATCAGTGATCAGCCGGCCGAGTCCGTCAGTGCTCTACATCATGAATTCCAACGTCTTACACACCCTGCACTACCCGCCACCCCTCATCGAAGTACTCGTCCCATGTGTGTCGGTGCGGCTTCCCGGGTCGCCAGTTGTCCACGTAGATGTCCCAGCCCTTTTGCGCTTCCATCGGCGACGGGAGGGCACGCCGATCGACCCACATCAGCAGCCGCGCGAAGCAGACAGCCAGCACGTCGTTATGCTCGATCGCCACGTAGCACGCGACGGGTTCCTGTTCGTACTGCAGCAGACGGCAGACCTGCTTGATCATCGGCCCAGCGACCTGGTGTCTCAGAACACCGGCGACTCCGCCGCCCTGCTCGAACTGCCAGAACCCGCGCGCCGGACCGCCGACCTGTCGACGGTGCGCGAACCCTGATTCCTGCAGGCCTATGGCGATCAGCAACGCCTTCGCCTCACGCGTGCCCATCGTTCCTGGCAGCAAAGCAAACGCGGTCGGCATCACCCAGTCGTGCAGATAACCGACGAACTCGTTCATGGCTGCGAGCCGCGACAGATCACGCTCGGTCATCAGAACGGATACTGTGAAGCGACCCAGAACGCGAGGCCGATCGCAATCAGCCGCGAGCGCCATGGCCACGGTTCAACAGGCACACCCGCTGCGAGGACAAAGAGCACGAGCGCGAAGGTGAGGAAAATAAGTTTCAGATTCATCACAACTCCATTTACCGCGTGTTTTCTATAGACCCGATCCCGCCGACCCGTTGGTGATTCGTTCTACCAAAGTAAAACCCCACCACGAGAAAGAATGCATTCGACAACAGCAAAAATGCCGCCGTTTGTCCTTGATCCTTCAACGCCAACGCGGCCGAGACGTAGAGCGTCGAACCCGTGACGGCCAGCGCAATCGCCGCTTGGGTGATTTCCCAAATGACGTTGATCCGACGTTGACCGGCCGTCCGCAGCGAGACTTCATCGCGCGATCCAGCCGAGGATCGATCCTCTTCAGCCGTAGTCGTTGACGGCAGTTCAGACATGGCCTACTTGACGTGCCGCGCCATCTTCGCGATGTCGTCCATGACCGCACGCATCGACGGCGGTGCGAAGATCAACCCTTCATGGTCCATCCAGTCGAGGAACTTCGCGGCATACTCCGGCTCGCACTTCGCAAACGCCGCAATCGAGGCGATCGACTTTTCCCGAGCTTCGGGCGGAGGGCAACAAATCTCGAGCGCGCAGCACTGACTACCGTTTGGCATTGTCGACTCCTTTAATTCCGGCACCCATCAGAATCCCTTTTAACTCCGCGACTTCCCGTTCGATGTTGCTGATGTTGACGGCGTTCAGATTCGTCATCTGCCGCCATTGATCGATCTGGCGCTGAATCTCGGTGTTCGTTTTGTTCTGCGCAGCCACCGCGAGATCGAACGTGGTCAGGAGGTTCCGCATGTCCGACCGCATGCCGAAATCCCGCGCGACCTGCGCGCCGAACATCCCCGCGCACCCAATCAGCAGCAGGAGAACATCGCGGAGCGTCAGCTTGAACTTCGAGAGGTCATCGCTGCGCCGACCTGATGGCGTCACGAAGGGTGCATAACGCCAAAACGCCTCTGCGCTCCGTGCGCTTTCCGTTTCCGATTGCCGGTCAATATGTGCAGCACTGGTCACAGTCATCCTTGGCCCTCTGTCGATAAATCCGATCAGGTGATGGGCCGTCGTTCATAGCGACGTTCTGTCACTCAGGTCGGCGGGTGCCCTAGCCGGTGCCCGTCGGCCGCTCCTGTGTTACTCGTCTGCCTGCGTCACCGAATAGTCGCTGTCTTCAAGCGTCAACGGTTTCGCCGGATCGAGCCCGTGCTTCACCGCGAACGCCGTCACGAGATCGTTCTTCGCTTCAATGGCCGCGTGCACTCTCATCCGCCACTGCGCAATCTCCAGATCGAGCTGTGAGGTTCGCGCTTTGAATTCCCAAAATTCCGCCTTATCGACGAGCACGGTTATCACGCGATGATCTGCAGTGCCCCGCCCCACCGAGACACATGCGCGGTGGATTGGGCGACTGACCATTGGGCCGTGATGGCCACCGCCTGGTCGACCGCGGTGTTGACCGCGCATGTCGAATGAGCGGCGGTCTGAACACGCGAGGGTCCGCTGTCGAAATTGCCGTCACCGATGTTGGCGTTGTCGGCCACGCATTCGATGACCGTCACGCACCGTTGCGCCGACGCTGAGTTGTTATTGGTGACATACATGCGGACGCAAAATGCGCCCCTTGTCGGTGAGGTCGTCACCAGGGGCGCCGTCGCCACGACGGTGGTATCACCGACGTAGCAACGGATCGTGCACGTGATGGACGTTCCAGACAAATCGATGTAGCCGGTCAGCGTGAAGAGGAGCGTGCCCGTTGTGCCCAACGCCCCAGCCCGGAGCAGGGCGGACCAGAGGGCGGTCTCGGTCGTCGTATTCGTGACATCGACGGCAGGCTGTGGCGCTTTGTCGAGCGTGACGAATGGCGCGTATGGGTAGGTGTTTTGCGATTGAAGCCACAGCTTTCGCGACGAATCGAAATAAAACTTGCCCTCGCCGGCGGCCGATACCGATGGCGCCGCCTGTCCGGCGACTTCCATTCCTGCGCCATTGAGGCGCAATTTGCCGCCGAGCTCGAGGGTGGCATAGGCCCCGGCACCCGAGAACATCGCGTCGATCTTGTCGTTGTGCGCCTGGTGCAGGGCGTTGTTCAGGATGGTACCGGTGGTACCTGACCCGTCATCGTCCGTCCACACCACGCGCGCGATCACGCTGGGCGCCATCAGGCCACCGTCCTCGTCAGCGTGTCGATCAGATCACTCCACACAATCGAGAAATCCGCGGCAAACGCCCATTTATTCGGCGCTGCGAGTGTCCGTCGCACCCGTTGCAGCGTGACGTTGACCGAAATCCCGCGCGCCGCAATGATGATCGCGACGACCTTCCCGGCCTTCGTCAGTTTGTCGTAGGTGACGTAGCTGCCTCGCACGTCCTGATTTTTGAACGCCGCGAGTTGGGCTTCCGCTTGGTTCGTCACCGTCGCGAGTGACCACCGATCGTCTTCGATCCATCCCTCGCGGATGCCGTCATCGCCGCCACCGATGAGGGTAGCGAGCGCCGCCTGCGCGCCGGCGTCATCCTTCTGCACAAACACGTTGATCGTGTCGCCCTGGAGGATCTCCGTCGTGATGCCGGTGACGCCGGTGATGTTGCCTGGTCCTGATGCCGTCGAGACCCCGGTGTAGGTAATGCGATCGCCGCCGACAAGGACGGTCCCGCCGCTGCCGCTGTACCACCCGCACTCGTTCACGGGAATCGTCGTCGCCCCAATCGTGACCGCCGCGGTGGTCTGACCGCCGCCGCCGACGCCAAACACGCGCGTTTGAATCTGCGACAGATCGAGCTGGTAATCGAGTTGATCGAAGAGATAGTTCGTCGCCGTGAGCGCGGCCGGCACTTGATCGGTTTCGACGTCAAAGAAATGGACGACTTTGTCGTAGTCCGGATAGGTGCGCCATTGGCAGGATTGCGCGAGCTCCTGCAACGCGTCCATGACCGGCGTGCCGCGGAACACCTTGGCACCCGTCAACGCCGGCGCGCCACCTTTGATCCTCGTGACGCCAAAGGTCGGGGCATACGTCGTCACGATGTCGGCCGCCGCGATGCTTGGGCTCGTGCCCGCCGGGTACGTCTTGAACACCCGTCGTTTATTGAGCAGCCAGGTCCAATCGGCGCATTCGAGATCGTAGATTTTCTTCGCGTAGCCGCGGACCGACTGTTGATGCGCTCGCAGAATGGTGCCGCCGAAAACGCGGTTGTCCGGCGCGCCGGATGCCACAATGATCGTCTGACCCGCGAGCGGATCAAAGCCGAACACCGTCAGCGTCGCGGTGTCGACTTGCTCGTTGAGGAGGTTGTCAATGACGAGCGTCTTCTTGTCCGTGAACGCCGTCTTGTTGACACCGTTGATCAGGATGATCGGGAACGGGAGGTAATAATCCGACCGGGTCGCCGCCGAGCGTGCGAAGCCGCTCCGCGCATACAACATTTTCTGCGCTGGCGACGGCCCCGCCGGGCCCGCTAAGAAGAAGAAGATCAGTAGTGACGGATTGAGCCCGTTTGGCGTCACTGGTCGCCCTCAGCGCGCAAGGACTTGCCGGATATGGCCTGATTGGGTTCTGCGGCATGATCGCGGCAGCGATCCTCTTGCTCGATTAACACTTCCCGGCTCCGAGCAACAGCAAGGCGCCGGTGCAGCCACCGCCGCCGCCGCCCGCCACGTCATCACCAGACCAGTCATCGAAGGTATATGCGCCGCTCCCGTTGTAACCGCCAAGCCCCGCGCGCCCACCAGAGAGAGCCCCATCACTCGCAGAACACGTTGAGCCACCATTCACCGTGCCCGTCAGTGAAGACCCGGACACACTCAACTTCACCACGTCACCGGCTGTAGGTGTACCTGAGCAGGTCTGCAGGGCGGTAAACGTCCCCGAGACAATCTTCTGTATTTTGTAACTCGTTGCGCCCGCGATGATGCCGTAGACGTAGGCAGACTGCCCGCTCGATTGAATCCGCACGGCCGCATAGGCGTACGTCGCTACATTAGTTAGATCACTGCCGCCGAGCGTCGCCTGTGAATAGTGATTGCCGCTGAACGCGAAGTTGTAATACATCAACTGCACGGTAGTCAGGGCACTGCCGACGAGATGGAAGCTCGAAAGAAGTAATTTACTGTCCGTCACGCCATCAGGCGCAATCCACGGGCTTGCGAGCGGTGATTCATCGGCGCGATTGAAATTGTCGGTTTGCGCGGCGGCGAACAGCACGGCCGTGCCGAGCAACAGAGCGCCGACCGACGCTAGAAGACGAAGGCGTTTCATTGGATGTAGTAAATGTTTCCGAATGGCGAATGGGACGGCAAATCACTGTTCGGGGCCATGATCAGCATCATCGTTTTGGTCCCGTCCTGTGGGTCATACCCAATGAATATTTTCCCAAGCACCGGCTGGCTTGACTGCCCGCCGGGATACGCCTCGACACCAGACGCGCAGTGAAAACCCGTGTTCGGCACCATATCGATCTGCCGAACGGGCGCCTTCGAGGAGGTATTCGCCATCGATGATCCGCCCGCGACAATGGCGGCGATGTCCGTCGGCGACCACACGAATACCGTCGGCGTTGATGTCTCGCTGACTGGTCCTTGCGAGGCGGTGCCCCACTTGCTTTCGTGGTTATGGCCGCACTGGTTGACCTGCCCATACCAGGCATGACCGGACCCAATCTGACAACCCGACAGCAGCGCATCAAACGTCGCGTTCTTGAGCCATGCCGCCGTGGCACAATTATCCGAGTCAATCAGAAAGTAGCCGTGCGTCGGAACGCCGACACCCGTTGTGCCTGCATCGATCCAATTGTTCGCCGCCGATGTCGTGTATTGAATCGGCGGAAACGAGGCGGCGTAGGCGCTGAAGGTGCGACTATCAATGAAAACATCACCGGCAACCGGTGTGGCGCCTGAGGTGATCGTGTAGCTCAAGGTGTTCCCTGTGCAGCCCGTGATCGTCCCTTGACCGTGAACGACACCGCAGTCGGTCCCCGTACACCAGTAGACCGTTCCCGATGGTGGGTTGCCTTCAGTGGTGCAGGCGTTCGCCTCCTGAATGGGAGCTGTGGTGAGTGTGGCCTGTGTCGTAGTGGGCGTGCCCGTCGCGATCGGCCCCCACGGGGCACTGCCGTAGTGCGCCACGTAGTTCGTATCGCGTGCTTGCCGGTGATCGGAGTCGAACGACAAGAGAGGCGTCGTCGGAATATCCGATCCGCCGTGATACCAATCGGGCGTCGAAATCGTCGGAATGTTCGATCCCACAATGGCATGTGCCGTCGACCCTAACGGGAGTGGCGTTCCCGATGTCGGCCCACCGAGCACGGCGTAGGCACTCGCGTTGCCGAGATTCGTCAAGGCCCATGCCGTCGGTACCTTGATCATGTCCGCAAACACCCAATTGGTTGATGACCCTACGGGGCAACAGGCATTGTTCTGCACCCGCCACGGACCGGCGGCGGCGGTCACGGTCGGCGGGTTCTGCGTCCAATCGATGTGCGTCAGCCCAAGCGACGGAATCCAATTCTGCGCCGCATAGTTGACGTTGTAGGTCCACCACAAGTCGTCGCAGTTATCGTTCGAACAGGACAACCCATAGGTCTGCACGGCACCAGCCGACGGCGGATCGCCAGTCGCGTGGGTCATCACGAGCCGATGCCCGAGGTAAATATCACCGATGAGTTGTTCATTCGTGCAACTGGACGTGGTGGACACGTCATCGGTTAGGCTGGCCACGGTTGGAATGTCGCAGCGATAGAGCTGCTGGTATTCACTGGCCACGGTATACCCGATGCCTGGTGTATTCGGCAGTGCCGGCGTCCACGTCAGATCCCAATTGGAACCGCTCACGAAGGCGCGCGTCGCGATCTGCACGATGTAGCGTTGACCGGGCGCCGTCGCATCCATTGCGAGATATTGGCCGACGGCAGGCGGCGTGCCGGTCGTGACGAACACGCGCGCGCCCGTGGTGGACGCGCCACTCGCAATCGTGGAGACAAAGGGCGCATTCGCGGCGTTGATCTGCCCTAAATACAGCAACTGCGCTTTGCAACTCACGCCTGGGCAGGTGCCCTGATAGCGCACGGTTGCCGGTGCCCGATTATCAAGGCCGATGTTGGTGCGGATTTTGAAAATCCCTTTATGCACGAAATTTGCCGCGGTCGGCGTGTCGCTGCCACCGCCACCGCCGCCGCCGCCACCCTTCGGCACACCAGTCCCGATACGCCCGACACTCTGCGGGTCGATGGGCTCACCCGCTTCGATCGCTGCAACCGCCCAAGCTGCGTCACTCATCGCGACGCCGCGTTCGATGTCGTCAGTCGTTGACAGGGTATTCGCACGCAACGACGGCGCGCAGTAGACGAGAACCGCAATAAGAACCGACAGCCAGACAAGGCGACGATGCATATCAGTAGCTCGTTGTAGACGAAAAGCCCTGACAGAACACTTTGACGCTCGCACCAGTTGTCTCATCGACTGCGTAAAGACCGTTCCCAAGCGTCGGCACCTTCAGTGGTGGATTGAAGACGTGCGCTTCACCGCCATAACCATGCGGCGCCGTGAATGTCCAGATCACTGAGCCTCCGGAGCCGTCCTGTAAATCTACGAGTGTGTCAACCGACGCGTGCGTGTTGTTCACCGAACAGGACGCGATATAGAGATAGTTTGACGAAACCGCGGCAATCACCTGCGTGGACGTCGTCCCAGTCATTGCTGACGTGCCGCCACGTTGAAGCGTTGGATACTGGGTCCAGACGAGTGCGACAGAAGCCACGCCACCTACTGTGGCCGTCGCCGATCCGTTACTGACGTTGACGTCACCGATCACGACGCCGCCGTTGGCTCCGAGTTTCCCGATCGTGGCGGAGCCCGCTCCGAGGATGAAGGTGCCGTTCGCACCCGTGACCTGCACCGGCGTCGAGCTGGTGCCGATTTCCGTGCCCGCGGCGTCGCGCAGGTTGATGAAGCCGGCGCGCTGCGCCGTGAACTGCCAGGCGCCCATTTGCCCGTTCGTCAATGCGTTATTCGTCGCGGTCGTCTGGAACACTCCACCAATGGGTGAGTGCGAAGTTGTCCCGAACGTGAAGGTCGCTTTGTCCGCTGGTGCCGTGCTGCCCGAGCAGCCGGAATCGCAGACGAAGTGCAGGTTCGTGCCGGTCGCCTGTGAGACTTGCAACGGCGTCATCGACGCGATGCCCTGGACGGTGAGCACCGGCGTTGCCGCTGATCCCGCCGTGCCAAACACGCTCGTGCCGGACGCATTCACGATGACGGCGCGGACGCCTTTCGCGCTAAAGCTGCCGATCTGTGCCCGCTGGCCGGTCGAATCGTCTGTAGCGGTCACGTTGACTGATTGCTGTGCCGTCGCGCAGGCAGCGAACAACAGGGCGCACACGACGCCAATAAAAGTGCGTATCCGCATTAGATGTAGCCCCATATCTGGCCCTTCAGGCCGCTGGCCGACGCTTGCCACTTCAACCCGACCGCTTGCTTAAACGAGTACGAGCGCTGGAAGTCACCGTTGGCCGGGACTTCGACCGTCGGAATGATTTCGTCACCAGCAGCGTTCACGACTTTCGCCGTGATCAACGCCGATGTGGGATTCGCGAAATCAATCTCGAGCAGCCACGGCGACCCAACGGTCAACTGCGTGAGAGTAGTCGGAACGGCGACTAGCCCCGTGTCGTAATTCGGTGCTGGCGAGGTTAAGAACGGCCAGGCCATAGCAATGATCCATCAGTGGTCGACATTTAGGCCGTCCTCAGCCCTAGTTGGCGATTCATGCGCAGTTTGTCGTTGATGGCGTCGCCGACCATCTGCGCGAGCTCGTTCAGCGACGCGCGGTCGCGGAACATCGACCCGCTGGCGTCCACGTTGACGACGACCTGCGGCCCACCCATCCCTCGGAACGACTTACCTTCACCGCTGAACGCAAAATCCTCCGGCCCATTCAAGGCGGCCGCGAATAACGTCGGCCTGGTCACGCGGCCCATGCCACCCGCCGCCATAGGGATCGCCGGCATGTCGAAGTTCAGATCCGGAACGTGCCAGTCCTCAAACGGGTTCTTCGGGATCTTCGCGGCCGCGGCGGCCGCCACATCACCGATCGCCTTCGTCACGCTGTTGTCCTTGCCGGCGAGGAGATCGACGAGCTTCTGAATCGTCGTGTTGAGATTGCTCAGGCTCTTACTGATCGGCGTGTCTTCGAAGGTGATCTTCGACGTGTCGGTGAGCTTCTTTCCGTCTTTGTCGACCAGGTCACCGGAGTCGATCAACTTCTGAATCAGTGGTTGCATGTTCTGCGGGATCGCCGTCCCAAACTTCAGCGAGTCGAGCACCAGCTGATTCACGCTCTTGCTCATGCCGTGGAGCACGCCGTCGACGTTGCCGCCCGCCTGCGTCAGGGCCGTGAAGTCATCGAAGATCGTCTTCGCCGTGGCGTCGATGTGCGCCTGTTCGAACTTCGGCCCGAGCTGCTCGAGCGTGATGCCGTACTTCGACGCGACGCCTTCGAGCTGCTGAAAGTTCGGCTCGACGTCCTTCGTGAGACCGAGCAGCGCTTTTTTTTCGTCGTCGGTGATCCCCTTCATTTCCGAGAGCTTCTCGATCGCGCCCTTGAACTCATTCGGCACGACGCCGCCGAAGATCTGCGCCGCCGAGACGATGCTCTGTACTCCGGTCGCGACGTCCGCGGTCTTCTGCGTCTGCTCCGTGAACGCGCCGTTGATTTTGGCGATCATGGTCTGCACCGCAGTGCCGCCTTGCTTTTCAGCCTCCATCAGCGCTTTAACGTCGGCCTGGGCCTGTTGCGCGCCGCGGCCTGTGGATTCGTACGCCGCGCCGACGGCTTTCATCATCGCGTCGAAGCTACCGAACTGGCCCTCGAACTGCTTTTCAGCGCCGCGGCCCTGCAGCTCCTGCTGCGACGGACCGCCGATGTTGCCGAGCAGACCGATGAGCGGGCCGGCCAGGCCGCCGATGGCGCTCCCGATCGGGCCGCCGAACTTCCCGAGCATCGAGACGGCTTTCCCAATGTGTTCGCCGAGCGATGCGCCGACCTGCGTCCCGATCGACTCCAGGCCGCCGAGGAGCCCACCGCCCCCGGTGAACGCGTTCGCGAGCGTCTGCGGAATCCGCTCGAGCGCCCCGAGTAAATCGTCTCCGATCGTGTCGGTCAACGAGCGCAGGTGGCGCGCGGCTTCATCACTGAGATCCGGCATGAGACCGAGGACCTCGGTATTAAATTGCCGCCCCGCAATCTGCGTATTCCCCAACTGGACCGACAACGCTTGAAGCACGTTCTGCCCACTCGCGAATCCCTTCGCGACGGCGGCCGCCCCTTCGGCCCCTTCCTTCTCTGACTCCGCCATGTTGTCGAGATGCGCTTTGAGATTCTTCGCGGCGTCCGCCTCGAGGCCGATGACTTGATTGATCTGCGTTTTACTGACCTTGTAGACCGAGGCGAGGGTCTCGACGCTGATCCCGCGTTCATGATCGTACGCAATGCCCTCGTACGTGGTGTTGCCGATCTTCGCGAGCAGTGACTCGTATGACGTGCCGGCCGAAAGGTACTCGCGCAGGGTGTCGATCGCTTTCTGGTTCGCTGTGATCGACTTGTTCGTGCTCTCTGTCAGTTGCTTCGCCACCAAGTCGGATTCCCACTGCTTCATCGTGAGATCGACGGTGGGCGGGATCAGGTCCTTGGTGATGTCCCGCACCTTCGGCAGTTCGCCGACCAGCCGTTGAACCGAGATCGCCCGCTCGTTCTCGCTGGCGACCGGATCGAAGAACATCACCTGGTCGAGTCCGGACTTCAGGTCCTGCAGGAAATGAAGGATCCCGATCCCGGTGTCGGTGATCATCCAGCTCATGCCGGCTTTGAGCTCGTTCCACTTCATCGTCAGTTCTTCGGCAGCCGCCGCGTCCTCGGATGACATGACGTGCCCGAGCGTGCGCGCCTTCTCGGTGAGTTCTTCGAGCGGTTTCATCAGCAGCGGAATCGCGTCGCGCCCCTGACGGCTCCAGAGCTCGGTCGCCGTTGCCGCCCGGTTCGTCTGATCGGTGTTTTCCCGGAACGCCGAGGCGATCTTGAGAAACATCTGATCGCCGTCGAGGTCCTTCACGTCCTTGATCGAGAGGCCGATTCGTTTCAAACCCCGCTCGAACTCTTCAGGGTTTTCGGCCATCCGTTTTTGGGTGTTGAAAATGAGGTTTCCGAGATCCTGCAGCGACGCGCCAGCCACCTTCCCCGCGAATTGGAGCGCGGAGGCGTGCTCCACGGTGATGCTCGTGATCTCCGAGAAGTCGTTCAGCGCCGATCCGGCTTCGATCGCCTGAAACACCATCGCGCCCATGACGCCGACGACCGCCGCCCCAGCGATGCCGAATGGCCCGAGCGCCTCGATGGCGGCCGTTTTGACCGTACTCGTGAGCCGCTGAAATTGCTCCTCGGCGCTCCCGCCTTCGATCGCCGACTGCTTGAGGGTCCCGGACACCTTCTGGACCGAGCCCTCGATCGAATTGAGCGCAGCGGTGCCTCCCGTGGCATCGCCGGTGATTCGCAGCAGCAGTTCTTCGGCGGCGCTCAGGCCCATCTCAGACCAGGTCCATCACGAGCAGGAGGATCGCGGCGAACCAATCTGGGTCGCCGCCCTGCGTCTCGCGCAGATGCCGCCAGGTTTCGCTTTGACCGTACTCGGCGAGCGCGCAATCGAAATCCAGGGCGACCATTGGGTCAGTCATTCCCAACAGCGACGAGGGTCTCGTCCCGTACCGGCGCGCCGTCTTGTCCAGGAGGAGCGCTGCCGGATTCGTCGCCACGAAAGGTCGCCCCCCAGTCAGGGGTCAGCGAAAAGGTCTTATCGAAGATTGCTTTGCGTACGGGAAAGGGCAAAACACCGACCCAGATCGAGCCGTCATCCTCGTCGTCCGCACGGAGGACGACACGCGGCGAGACGACCGCCTCACACACGAACTCGTCGAGCATCGCGCCGACCGCCTCCGCGCGATCCCGGAGGGTTGGCAACGGGCGGTTGTCGATGACGTTCCCGCTCTCCGCCTCATTCAGTTGTGCGGTGATCTCGCGGACCCGTTGCAGCGCCGGCCAGGTCATGAACCCGGACAGGACCATGTGGACGAGATCCGGCTTCCGGCACTCGAAGACTAGATCGGTGCCGGGCAGTGGCACGGTGATGGGTTTGAGAGTTTTGAACCGGCGCTTGACGTCAGCGGCTGTCGATGCCATAGGGCCTCACACGCCCCGGTCAGAAGAAAAAGTCGGCGAGAGTCGAGCCGGGACCGTCTCTCGCCGACTGCGCCACATATCGGCAACGGTGTGAGCGCCGCCGGTCCCGGTGACGCGCGGTTCTCACAGTCAGTCGATTTAAAGTTCCCAATACCACTGAAAGATCGCGTCGCCAGCGGTCCGCGTGACGTCCGCCAGGCCCGAGAACTCGACCGGCGACATGCCCGGCTTGGTCCGCGAGAAGGGGAAGTTCATGCCCTTCGACGGGTAGGCGAGATACATCATGATCACGATGTACTTCGCCGGGTTGACGCGCTGCCTGGCCGTCAACATCACCGTCTGTTTCAGACAGGCGAACGCGCCCGATCCGCTGCCGGCGTAGAACGCTTCCTTCGTGCCATCGGTAAATTGCCCGATGTTGTCGAAGGCCGCCCGCAGCGCCACGACGGTGGCTTCCTGCGCCGTGAACGTGATCTTCGCCTTCTCCTGCGTCAGGAATACGTCGACACCGGCGTAGTACTGCTCGGCCTGGATCTCGGACTTCGTCGCCTCGTACGTGAACACCGTGTCGCCGTTGGTCAGGCCGATCTCGGTGCCCGTGGCGGGAACGCCGGCGGTGTGCGCGACGAATGTCGGTGGCGCGCCGCTCGCCGGCGCCGTGACGCCCACGAAGAGCCTGGCCGGGCCGACATGAATACGATTGGGAGTGAAGGCCATCGGCTATTTCTCCTCGTCTGTGGGTGTTGCTGAGCGCGCACTGGATGCCGGCGGCGACGTCTGCTCGATGATCTGTTGTTCTTCGAGAAGGCGCTGCTCGAGCCGCGTGAGCAACGCGCGCGCGTCGACCATCCGGTTCTGGAGCAGGGTGATGCGTTCGTGCGGGCGGAACCGTTCCAGATCCCGTTCATCGGCTTCGGCATCCACCAACACGACGGGCGCGCCAGTCTCATCCACTTCCTGGACCAGGCTGCGCACGACCGAGTCTTCGCCGACATGGCGGGGCAGCTCGACGATAGCGCCCGCCTCAAAGAGCGTGCCCTCGTGAGGCAGCACGGAACCGTCCCGAACTTTGTACCGTGGCATGGCCTTCTCTCCCCTACGACGTGGTACCAATCCTGAAGACGCCGACTGTCAACGACGTCACACCGGAGTACGTGATCTGACAGTTGCCATTCGCGTCCCGGAACCGAAACAACGAGGTCGGCCCGATGATGCACAACTTGCCCGCCAGAATCGCAAAGGTGAGGTTGTGCGCCGCGTTCGTAATCCCGAAATTGTCCGGGCCAGCGACCAGCGTCACGGTGATGGTGCCGCCGCTGCCGTTGTTCACGACCAATACTTCCTTGCCCGTCATGAAGAACGAATCGCCGCCACCATTGGCCGCCACGAGCAACGAGAGGATGTCCAAGTTGCCGGCGTCCGGCCCTTGCGCGATCCCTGTGAGCAATGCCATCAGTCGCTCCCCTACTGCGTCGGGTATCCGCTCGGGAGCCCGAGCGTCCGATAGATCCGGACTTCGGCCTCGACCATCGCCCAGACCTGCGCGCTGTCGAACGCTTCGTCATACGTCCGCTGCGTGACCCGCGTATCGACCGCCAGGTTGCCGCGCGTCCGATCAATCCCGATCGCCGTCTCGATGTCCGCGCAGCCGCGGAAGAACTCCTGCATTCGACTCTCATCGATCGTCGGATCCGACCGGTTGATCCAGTGGATCACGACCGGCATCGTCAGGAGAAACTGATCCATCCCCGGCGTGCCGCCGAGCAAATAGTCCACGGCGCCGCTGTACTCCCACCGCTCAGGCCGCTTCTCGAGCACCAGGAACGGCCGCGCACCGTTCGGGTCGACGAGCTCCTCGACGCCCTGGTTCGGGTCGAGCTTGACCGCGAGACCCGCGACGTCGTGGAAGTAGCCGTCATGGATCGAAATCTGGCGGAGGGCCGTCTGGAGGTCGAGCATCACGAGGTACTCAATTGGCTCCGGCATCGCCCACCGCCTGGACCGAAGCGCCTGCGCCGCCTGACGACCATTCGAGCTCGTGGCGCATATTCGGCACCAGGACCTCGCGCGCGCGTGCCAGGCCGGCCGGCCGATACTTCCCGAAGACGTGTCCGATGGAGGGCCCGAAGAGCTCGCGAATGCCGAGCCGCGCGCGCGCCTTGCGAATGAACACGCCGCGATGACCGGAGGGCATCGTCGCGATGAAGGCTGATTGGATCCGATCGCGCGATCCGGAGAGCTTGTACGACACGCCGCGGCCGCGGCCGCGTGAGGGTTCTGGCCCGCTCGCGCCGAAGGCAATCAGCGGGGTCCGCTTCAGCTTCGCGCCGAGCGTCGCTTCTGGACGGTCCGGCACCGCCTCGCGGAGACTGAGCGCATCACGGACGACTTTCGAGGCGAGCCCCATATCGCCGGCGATCTCACGCACCATGACGGTGCGGACGCTCCCGATCGTACGATTGATGGCCCGTGCGAGTGCTGAGGGGATTTTCTCTGCGCGCCCCCTGAAGCTGGCCATCGCCGCCGGTGCCCCGTCGATGCTGACTTGAATCATAGAGTGATGTCCGTCGCCACCAGGTGGACGCGAAACTCGTCGACTTCTGCCGGCCGACTGAATCCATCCATGCGCCAATCGGTCGGCGTCCCGCCTTGGAGCTCCGGCGCCGAGATCACCGTGCCGCGTGGGAGGCTCGTGAGACTGGCCGTCCGTTTGATCGCCATCAATCTCCGCGGCTCGCGCCGCTGAAAATCCGTCCCGATCGGCCGGGATTCATCTGGCGGCTGATCCATCCAGATCCCGATCGCGGCGATCGGCGTATCGTCCGGTACCGGGCGCGTGATGGTGATGTCGACCCCGATCGTGTCGAACATCACCGTTTGCGCCTGCGCGCGGAGCGCGTCGACGTCCATACAGGGAGCCTGCCTTTACGTCGCGACTGGGAGATAGGCCCCGATCTTCATCTTGACGGTAGGGCTCGGATTCGACGCAGCTTCCACGGCGACCCCGACCTGTTGCTGCGCGGTTGTCGTCTTGTTGACGACCTTGTTGACTGAATCCCAGAACAGCCGATCGCCAACCGAGATGGCGAGAGCCGAGGTCTTCCCGATCGTCACCACACCATCGACGACAAACTCGCCGACGGCGCCGTTCAAGACCGTGCCGGTGGCCACGCCGAACAAGCCGGCCCCGAATAAGAATCCAATACCGGACGCCACGTCGGCGCTCGGCGTGAGGGCCAGCACGAGTCCATCCTGAACATAAGTCTTCATAGCATTCAGCTCCTCGATTGACTCGCGTTACGCGCCGACGTTCTTGTAGGCGGCGCGCGGGTCGGCAGCCTTGAAGGCCACGTCGATCCGGCACCGGAACTTCATGCCGTCCACGTCGAAGCCTTCCATCTGCGTGACCAGCGGACCTTCCTGCCCGTCGAGGATCCCGTGATACAGGACCGGCGCTGACGCCACGTCGGTGGCGAGGTACCACGCGGTCGCGCTCGAGACGTCCAGCCGTGGCTCGACGACGGTGGTCAGTGGGGTCCGGCCACCGGCCCCGAACGGGTTCACGTTCGACGACTGGGCCGGAGTGATCTGCGTGACGAACTGATCCGCGATCGTCTCGAGCGCCGCCGGCACGATGAGGTATCGCGCCGACAGGTTGAGCGGGGTCACGTTGTCGATGCCCTTCTGGTTGCGGAGCGCGGCGCGACCGACGCCGAGCGACGCCACAGAGATCACCGTGCCGGACGACGTCAGGTTGGCGTGACCAGTCGGCCACGCAGCGGACGCAAAGAGCGCCACGCCGTCGCCCATCGTCGGGTTGGTGGTGATCTGCGCCCAGGCGAGATCCGATTCGATGTCGCGCGCCTTTCGGCCAAACGCCGCCGGCACCTCGCCGAAGGCGTTCAGATCGTCGTTGATCAGCGCCTGACGGGTGATGCCGAACATGCGGCCGTACGTCTTGAGCTGAATGGATTCCTTCGCCTCGCCGATCGTCCCGAAGGTGTACTCGCCGTGCTCCAGAATTTCGAGCAGCGCCGGCGCGTCGCCGACCTGGAGCTGGCGCGAGGGCTTGAAATCCGAGAGCGACACCAACCGCGAGATCGACTGCCATGTCTGCGGCGCCGCCTCATAGGCCGCCCGGAGGTTCTTGTTGGCGGCGTCTTCGAAGAGACCCGGAAAGTCCGTCGTCGAATGAAAGCCAGTGCGCGCGAGCAGGATTTCGACCAGCCGCGATCGATCGAGATTGCTCGTCCGCACGCCTCGGGCATTGAGGAAGGCGCGACCGATGTCCAGCAGGCTCATGCCGCGGTAGCGGCGGCCGTTGTCGTCGAGCTTGAAGCGGTCCGGCGCAGTGCGGTGCAGCAGCGCGTTCTCGATGCCAGACCGGACATGCACCAGCGGATCGTCCCCGACGATGACGTCGTTGGATCCTGACGGAATCGGCCCTGGTCCTCGGTCCTGGCCGCCACGCTTGGCGAGCTCCGTGAAGACGCGCGTCTGCGCATCGACCAGGGAAAGGCCCTCCGCGACGAGCTTGTCCGCGAACGACTGCGGTAATCGGGCGGCGCGACAGGCGAGCGTGATGCCCTGGCAGCGCGCGCGCTCGGCGTTCACGCCTTCATCGCGTTCGTTGGGTTCGTCCGGATCGACTGTGTCCGTCGAGGGCTGGTCTGGTTCGAGGGGATCATCCTGGACGATCGTCTCTGACAAGCCCCGCAGATTGCGATCGATGTCTTCGACATCGGCCATTTTGGTATCGAAGGACGCGCGGGCCTCATCGTTTGCAAAGTTCCCGTCAGCACCTTTGAGCGCTGACGCCTCTCGCAGCAACTTCGCGCGTTTGTCTCGCAGCTGTTTCTTCGACATGAAAAGACTCCTCGTTACCGAGCCATCGCCAGACGTAACCGGCGCACGCGATCGGCGTCGCCGAGATCGTGCGTGACAATCACACACGGATTGGTGTTGCGCTTGTCACCAGAACGTACTTGAGCACCGGCATCAGCCGGCATAGGCACCATCGAGATTTCAAACGGTTCCCAATCTACGGCGGTCCGGATCGGGACCTTGTTGTCGCCGCCTTTTTCTTCTTCGAACCGATAGACCTTGTAGCCGACGCTCACGTTCTTGATGATTCCGTCGCGCACGTCCTGAAAGATCGGCTCGACGGCGTCACGCTTCGAAAACCGTACCGTCGCGCGACCCTCGCTGCCATCGACGCTGGCGCTTTTGGGTTCCACGACGCCAATTTGATCGGAGACGCTCCAGGCGGAATGGGCATCGAGCAGCGGCGCACCGGCGTTCAAGCGCCCCAGCCTGACGGACCCCTTTTTCAGCGAGAGCTGCTCGATGTAGCGGTCGCCGGTCCACCAGTCCATGCGTTCCACGCCGGCGCCGGTGGAGAAAATCAGTTCAACTGTTCGATTCTCGACATCAACCGACCCGACACCCGCCCGGACGCAGAGCGGCGGCAGATCGACGGTTCGCGGTTGCAGCGCAGATTCGGGCTTCTTTTGACGCGGTGCGCCTCGCATAGAGGCACGATGCGCGCAACGGGGATACCTTGTGAAGGGAGTAGCCTACCGATTGGACGTAGATGGTGACGATTGGTGACGGTTGCGTGTCATAGACCGAGTTCGACCCATCCGACGTGTTTGACGTCTCGCGAGAGATCGTGATCGACATATGGCTGGAATCCAGCCTTCTTCGCATGGACGCAAAACCACACGTCTTCGCTGACGTGCTGCTCGCTCTCCTCGTCCCACGGCGTCGGGAACCACGGCGGGTCGAGCGCGCGAAAGACCTGCGCCGAGATGAGCACCACGCCGCAGCCGACGACGTGAACGGGTTCGAGGCCTGTACGTTCCTGGGAGGGCACGTAGGAGCCGTCCGAATAGCGCGCCGTGGTGCCCTGTCCGCCGCGCGGCACATAATTCGCGCCGACGATGTCGACGTGATGCGCGAGGAGCCGTTCGAGCGTGTCCGGTGGGAATCGCATATCACTGTCGATCATCAGGATGTGGGTCGCGCCGTTCGAGAGCGCCCCCTTGACCATGGCGTGACGAAGGTTGCCGAGCATCGATCCGAGCGACATCCCGTATTGCACGCTTGGATCCCGGCGAATGAGTTCGACCAGGTCGTACGTGTACATCGCGTGCACGCCATCGCGTGAGGGGGTGACGATCGCTGGAGCTGGGCAGACACGCGGCTCGGTCATCGCGCTCTCAGCTTGAGTCATTCGACCGGACGACCGTATCGCCGCGCGTCCTCGATGGCGATCCGGAACTGCCCGCCTGGCAATCGTGAGGCCGGCAGGGCACCTTTCCGGATGTCCCGATAGATCGTATTCAGATGCACGTCCCAGTACCGGGCGAGGTACGACGGAGACACGTAGCGGGTCGTGTCGTCGTCGCCCTGCCGGTTCCTGGAAATCCACGCCATGTCTATTCCTGCAGCGCACGCAGCGCCGCCGCCCAACCGCGCCGGTAGCAATCGGCGCAGTGCGGGCGTGAATCCTGCGGGATGGTGGCGTGCAGCTCCGCGATCCGCGCGCGCAACGCCTTGAGTTCGTCGTGCGCGACTTTCTTCGCGCTTCCGATCTCACGATTGCTGAGATCGATCGCGCGCTCGGGATTCTCGATCTGCTCGGGTTTGACAGCCACCGATTTACGTCTCCTGTGCGGGCGCAACAGTCGGCGTCCTCGCCGCGGTGCTCGCCTCGCGCGGTTGTCCGGCCTGGGTCGTCATGCGGGGATCTGAATCGAGAACGATGCCGAGCGCGTCGAATTTCTTGTTGTCGGCCGCCATCTCGGCGAGGACTTCGTCCGGATCGTAGCCGCGCTCGCGCACCGACTCCGACCAGGTCTGCAGTCCGCCGCGGATGTTGCGCTGGAACGCCAGCCCCTCAGCCGACGGATCGATGAAGGGGGCCGGCGGGGCCGTCCAGGTCGCACTCGGTGCCGGCTCGCGCACCTTGCTCATGATCAGCGCCGCCTCCATCGCCCAGCCCCAGACCGGCTGACAGAACTGCGGGACAAGCGTCCGCCAGCGCCAGTCGTCCAGGCGAGACTGATGCGCGAGACGCGACATGCGCGCGGCCGAGAACGGGAGGTTTTGGTAGTCGCCAGTAAAATCTTCGTGCGTCAGGCCGATCCCGACGGCGATCGCATGCAACGTAACGCTGGAATAGTCGGCGAATTCGGCGACGCGGGGCGGATCCACGACACTGATCGACCGACCTGGCGGCATATTCATGATCATGCCGGGTTCAAGGCTGTCGATCTGCGGCTGCGCGGTCGTGTCATCGACGGTCCCAAGCGGCGCGGCTGTGCCGTCCACATCGCTCGTGAGCACCGCAAGGCACGCGGCGATCTTTTGTTTCATCAACTGCGCGTCGTCGTACTCGTCATAGTCCTTCATTTTCACGAGCACCGGGGCGAACCAGGTCGCGGCGCGCACCTGTCCGACGCGTTCCTGATGAAAGATATGGAGGACATCCTCCGCACTGATGCGGACCGAGGCCCCCGCCGACATCGCGGTCGCGTCGCCAGGATGTTCTTTGAACAACCAGTACGCCACGCGCCGGCCGATGGCGTCGAACTCGACGCCATGCACGATCCGTCCACCGTTCGGCAATCGGACACCAGTGCGCGCCGTGTCGATGTAATCCGGTTCGAGTAACTGGATCTGAAAGGGTAACGGCAGGCCATCGCTGGGTAGCCGGAACCGACGGCGGACGAGGACCTCGCCGGATTCAACCATCGAGCGCTGCACGAGTTTTTCGAGGCCGTAGAAATCATGACGGCCATCGGCATCGCACGCGGTCGTACCAGCCCACGCCTTCCAGATGTCGGCCGCCGCCTTGTTGTTCGGGAACGGTTTTGGCACGATCCCGTACCCCACAACTTGATTCGCGATCGTGTCGAGCGCATTGTCGGCGTGGCCATTGTTCCGCACGAGATCCCGCGCCGACTGACGCAGGCGCGCGAGACTCGGCGCGACGTCCGCATTCACGTCGCCGCTCGGGCGCTTCCAGCCCTGGGTCCGCCTGCCGCCTGACGCCGCTTCATAGTGCCGTACAAGCAGGTCTGCAGCGACGCGGGCGCGAATCCGTCGCAGCCCGCGAACCGGAGCCAGATAGCCGATCGTACGATCAAGCCAGGTCGGAGTCATGCGTTGGTCCTCGCAAACTCGCCGTTGGCCTTACCTTCGAGTCTCATCAAAGCCCTTTACTTGTGGCGGCGAACCGCATGCTGGAAGGGATTCCGGCGCCTGTGTCCAAGTTGCGCTCCATGTATGCGAGCTGCTCGCGCATCCCCTCGAGGGTCTCGAATCGGTAATGCTTGTCGCCGATGTCCATCTCGAGAACGCCCGGGTTCTTGAGCATTGCAGCTTTGAAGGCGTCGATCTCGGCTTGGCTGAATGTCAGTGGCATCAGCGATTTCCTTTCAGCCAGCCGCCGCCAGGGCGAGACCCGAGCCAAGGCGCGCGTCGCGACGCCTGGTGACGCGCCGGTGCGGCCGGCGCCGGCGTTGACGGAGTCGAAGGCGGAGTAGGCGTCGGCTGCCCGACGCGCTGCTCGAGCGTTGCCCAGTCCGACTCGCGGAACCGGTCCAGCCCGACGAGCGCCGCGGCCGCGCGCGCATACACGCGGCAATCGAGTGCGTGGTTCTGTCGGCCCGGAATGAGCTCCCACGTGAACTGCACGAATCCGCCGCGGACCTTGTGCGCGACCAGGTGCTCCGCGGTCAACTGCTGGAAGAAGTCCTCGCCGTACTGCGGAAATGTGCAGAAGCCAGGCGCCGGCGTCGCGCCAGTCGCGCGCGCTTCATCGGTCGGCGCGAACAGCTGCAGCCAGCCGTACAGCTCGCTCTTCGCGATGTTCGGCGCGACTGGCCAGACCTTGTACCCGCGTTTTAACTTCTTGCCATTGATTGCAATGTCGACTGGCGACGGCGTGCCGATCAGGACGCTCGCCGTGTCGACGCCCTTCACGGCAATGACCTTCGACATCGGATGGCGGCGCGCCCAGTTGTAGACCGTCTGCGTGTTGAACCCGCTGTCGACCGCGGTCAGCGCGGCGTGGAGCTCGAGCCCGCTCGCCATCGGAAAGCCGCGGTCGAGGAGCACATCGAGCCGCGGCCAGGGTCCGTGCGCCGTCATATCGGAGGTATCGCCGTGGAAGGCACCGGCATCGATCGACCAGGAGCACTTGCCGCGGCCCCAGCCGACGACTTCATAGATCAGCCGGTCCTTCTGGACGTCCACGCCGATGGTCAGGAACAAGACGCCAGGCGGGCACGTGCCGATCTCATACATCGCGCGTCTCTGATACAGCATCTCCCACGGCGGCGCGTCGCCCTTTGGCTTCCAGGTTTCGCCGAGCACGGTATTGACGAACGTCTTCAGCTGCTCGGGCCCGTCGGCGTTCGCCTCAAGAAACTCCGTCGCGATCTGGCCCCAGGTGGCGTTCGGCGAGAAGCTGTACGCGGTCCAGAGGTGAAAGCTCGCGTGTCCGACAAACGGCGTGTGCGGCCGCCACTCGCCGGCGTTGACGATCGCGAACTTGTGCTGGTGTTCGATGGCCGTGCCGCAGCCGCGACAGACGAAGTGCGCCGCCTCCGGCCGACCCTTCGGCCATGTCATGAAGTGCCCGACTGGTTCGCCGGCGGCGTTGACCGCCTTCTCGGTGAAGACGAGGAACGCCATCTCGCTGCAGTGTGGACAGGGCACGTAGTAGCGCCGCTGGTCACCCGCGAGGAACAGTCGCTCGATGCGGCTCACGCCCTCGAGCAGCGGCGTGCTGCCGTCGATGATCTTCCGATTCCAGAACGTCTCCGTGCGTCGAATGCCGAGCCGAATCGGATCGCCTTCGGAGCCCGCACTGAGCGGATACGCGTCCGTTTCATCGAACGCCATCACACGACGCGTCACGCGACGGAACCCGCGGCCGCTATTCGCGCCGATCACCGAGATGATGCCGCCGGGAAAACGCTTATGCAGGATCGTGTTGTTGCTGTCGCGCGTTTTGGCTTCGGGCACCAGCGCCGCGAGCACGGGGCAATCGCGCAGCATCGGCGCGATCTCCTCCTTGCTGTAGCCCTGCGCGTCGTCGAGCGTCGGTTGCACGACGGAAATCGGACAGGGATCTTGGTGAATAAACGAACCGATCGCGGCGCCGAGCATTTTGGTGTACCCGACGCGCGACGATTTCATGAACGTGACGTGCTCGATGTGCGGGTCCGTCATCGCGTCGAGCGGCTCGCGCTGGTACGGACGCGTCCGCCAGCGGCCAGGGTCAGCAGCGGACTCTGGCGACAGGTAGAAGAACTCGTCCGCCCACTCGGAACAGCGCCGGCGCCGCGGCGGCCGACACAGCCGCATCACGCGCGTCCGGATGGCGTCGAGGTGCGCGAGCCCGTCGGTGTGGAGCTGCGTCACGCGGCCGCTCCCTTGACGTGCTCGGCCTTGTCAGCCAGCCCTTCGAGCGCCTGGACGAGGAGATCGTTCAGGTGCGCCAGCTGCGTGTGCGTCAGGTCCGGCTCGAGCGTTTTGTACTTGCTGGGCACGCTCAGCACTGCGGTCCGCATCTGCGTAACCATGTCCGACCAGGCGGCGTCGACGGCGCGCGCCGGCACGAGCTCGCCAGCCTTAGCCCGATACTCGAGCTCCGCCAGGTCGGCCCGGGCGTTCTTCTCCCGCGTTGATGCGGCGGCTAGGGAATTCGCGTGCGCGCCGCGCCGGGTAACGGATGCTCCGGTAACGGTGGGAGCGGTAACGCCAGCGGCCTGAGCCTTGACCGTGCCAGGCGCCTTCGAGAGGTCGGTGTTCCGCGACCACTCCTCGTCGGCCCTGGCGGCATCGGCGATCTTCGGCTCCCCATCGACGTACACGAGCGACGCGACCAGGCGCTGCGTCGCGATCGCGCGCGAGACGGCCGGCGTGTTTCCGCCGGGCAAACCGAGCGCCTTCCGGTGCCGACCGTACGCCTTCAGCGACAATGGGGCGCCCGCAACCGCTTCAGGGGTAGCCACTTGGCGACCTCGGTATCTGGCTTGTTTCTGCGCCCGATTCACC